CAATCACCGTTGTTACACCTGCTGGTTTTGTCCAAGTAAACGTACCTGTCGTTTCATACTTGGTAAAACTAGAACTGATCGCATTGCCCCAAAGCAGTGACGTTCCAGTTGTAATCAGTGCTTTGTTCGCGTTCCCGCCTTGGCTGGGAAGTAGTGCTGCAATCGCTGCGGCAGCAGTAATCTCACCCGTTCCACCGTTAGCGATTGGTGTGACGCCACCGGATTCAAAACCAGCCGGGTCTAGAACGCCAACAGTGATCCAAGCGGTATTTGCAGAGTTGCGGATTTTCCAGACTGGCGGGCTGCTGCTTGTATCAACCCAAGGCTGAAAAGGAACAGTTGTTGTCGGTGCAGAAGGTCCAGAGCTTTGGCTATAAAGCGCAGCAAGATTGTCGTTAATGTCCGCGCGAACAGTCGGGAATGTTGCGTTTTGTACGACTTGATCGCTTTGGGCCATTACAGTGCTCGACCGTATCCAGTCGCAGTGTAACTGAAACCGCTATTTGTCGCTCCTGTAAGCGTTGCCGTAAATCCTGTTCCCGTGACGCTACTCAACGTCACATAACCATCCGCCCCAAGGTCTGTTGGAGTGATGACCACGTCAGGCGCTTGATAAAACGCATTGCCAAATGTCACCGCGCTACCAGACGAACCAGTGCCGGTTTCTGTACGCCGCCGCAGTTGAAGCGTCGCACCAAGCTGATCAGCTGCGACGTTGATGTTTGAGCTTGTTGTGGTCAATTGCGCTTTGATCTGGATGCCGCGACCTTGAATCACACCTGCAACAAACTCAGTCCATGGTCCCCAAGTTGGTGAACCTGCTGGATCGTCATCCGTTGTTCGCACGTAAGTCACCGTATTGACCGCATCTGAAGTCGTGCCATCAAAGAAGCCAGTCGCATCGTCAAACAATCCGGGGTAATCGTCGAATAAGGTTCCCGTTTGAACCGTGGGGCGACTAAGAATTGTGCGGCGAATAATCGTGTCATAAACCGCACCAAAGTCAAAAGTATCCTTATATGTGTATTCAGCCTGTCCATCGACTTCAAAGTAAAAATCAACGGCATAACCCAACGCAACATAAATGTCAGGCTCTAGCAGCAGTGCTGTTTCAGCTACGTCATATGCACAGTTGACAGCTGTTCCGTCAAACGGCGGAGACAAGCTTTGCTCTGCATAGGTTTTGACCGTCAGCAGTGCGTCAGGATCAGGCAGTGCAACCTCATAACCAACTGCGTTGACAGAACGATTGCCAAGGAAATCTTCGGCTTTAACAAAATACGTTCCAGCAAGCAATGGCACTTGCTTTTGGGTAGAGGCGCCAGAAACGCCGTCAACAATGCGGTTGCTGCTATTCCATTCAGCCGCAGACAATGCACGTGGATCGTGGCGAATAATGATTCGTCCACCAAGCTGCACATCTAGTTCGTCAACCTGATCCCAGGACAAAATTGCCAGTGTGTCAGTTGTAGGCGTCAGGCTTAGATCAACGATGTCAGCCGGTGGTGCGCCAAGACCTTGAACCGTGTAATTAGCAAGAGCAGGTTTGCTGAACAGAATGCCGCTACCGCTAATAGCGCTGACTTGGATTTGATAGTTACCTGGCTTGGCGTCAAGAATGTCTAGTGTGGTGCCTTGAATGATTTCTTCAGTAAAGTTGTCGTCTTCGTGGCGGTAACGAACGCGGAATTTCTTGGTGGTTTGGCCGCTGGGAACGCGCCAGTGCCACGTAATCTTGATGGCTACTCTGCCGTTCAGTACAAATTGAACTTCCTTGGTTGGTTCCGTTCCACCCAGAGGAATTGTCTCTAGTACCTCAAGGTCTTCTGGTGGTTCGGGGATAACGTCTAAGTTTGTCGCGTCACGCTGTTGGAGTTCTTCGCCATCTTCAACGTAAGCGTATTTGCCTTCGTTGTACGAAACGGCATTGATGGTGTAGAGCATTTGATCTTGCTCTTCAATTGCAAGCACACGCCATAGTGTCGGCTGGATGTTATTCGCGCCCAGTCCAAGGCTTTCAAGCATCCAAATGCTGTTGACGTTTGGGGTGACGCTAAAAGGATCGCGGACTGTAATAACACCCGACGCAATCGTGTCTACAAGTTGCGTTTCAGCTGTGCCGTCAGGCAAAATGACGTGCAGCTTGCTGCCTGAACCAAAGTTCAAGTCGGTACTTGCCGTATCGTCAACCGTGATTGAATTGCTGGTTGCAGCATTGATTCGCCCTGCTTTGCGTTCGCCAGCAACAACAGGATCAGCAATCTGAATCACCATGCCAGGCCGTACAACCTGCCCAGCATCAAGGCTTGATGTAAATGAAACGACTTCCTTTTCGTATCTGTCAGAGTACAAAATCCACTTGCCTATCCTTGCTGCTTGACCGCGACTGGTGCAGGCAAACGCATCAAACTCTTTACGCACGACACCGTATTTTGCGATGCCATCATGATCTTCGACTACCTCGTAGGCTTTATCTTTGAGATCAATATCGAGATAGCTAACCACAACAACGGTGGGGCGGGTTTTTAGACTGCTGCCGCTATACGTAAAACCATCCTCTGTGACGTTGGCCATCGTGAATAGATAGGCCGGATCCCGTGGTGCGTCTTGTGCAATAGTCAGGCTGCCTGCACTCCAGAAGCCTTGGCAGCGCATGACTGACAGTAAATCATTAACTAGCTTGAAGGATTCTTCAGCTGTTTGAATCGTGGTGTTGCAGCTGAAGCGGGCTTCCGTTCCACCAAAGCCGTCATCAACCAGTTCGTTGCTGTATTTTGACGCTGCAAAGAACGCCCACTTGTCGAGTTGAGAGGTGTCAATATGGTTGCCGAAACCGTATCGTGTGCTGGTCAGCAGATCCCATAGGATCCACGCTGGACAGGCGCACCATGTTGCAGCAGCAAATGTTCCGTCCCAGACAAAGTTCTGCGGATAGATAATCCTGCCATTGTCAGGGTCAACAGTAACGCCATTGGGGATCTTAACCTTGATGCCTTTAATCAGATATTTGCGCGATGGGATGCTATTGAATTGCTCAGCGTCTACACGCAAACCGACGAGTGCGCTATTTGGGTAAGTAAGCTTTGCCCACTTGATTTCCGTCAAGCTTGTCCAGCTGAAGGCGTTAGTCAGCAGCGAGTTACTGCTATCGCCCGTGATGCGTTCAACTTTGACATCAACGTTGTCAGTAGGGTTTGGCCGATCCAGCTCAATCAAATAGTCTTTTTGGTATAGATCAGCAGTGCGGCCACTGATCCTGTCGTCAACAACCTCTACAAAGCCCGCACTCGCATACTGCAGATAGATTTTTAGCCGGACAGAAGTGCCTTCGGTGTCTCCAGTTTCGTTATCAATTTTTTGCAGCGATGGAATTGAAATGGTGATTCTTACTGCATCAACTTCGTCATCAGTGACGCTTTCTATGATCGGAACTGGTTGCGCGACAGGGCGATTCACTGCACGCTCGTTTTCCGTTCCAGGCGTTAGCGGGATATGCCCTTGACTTTGCGTGCCATTACGGGTGTAAACAGTAACGTCTTCAAAGTTAAAGTCGCCGGTTACGCCTTCCAGCTGGGTGTTGTTTAGAAAAATCGATTTGCTTCCGTCAACTAAGCCTTCGATTTCGCCTTCTGAAATGAGGTCAATAACATTTGCGTATTGTCTTGAATCAAGGGAGTCAGGCGTGGTCCTAGGTGAACGGCTACTGCCACCACCACCACCACCGCCTTTGCCGCCACCGCCGCCACCGCCAGCACCGATAATCGTTGTCATGTCCTTACCTGAACGGTGTCGATGCCAGCAGAGATAACAATGCTGCCAGTCAGAGTCTTACCGTAAACGATAGGAACAGGCGTGCCACCACGGCTTGTATTTTGTACGCCGGAAAATGAATATGACTGAGACTTTCGTGGATCTTGTTCAGTATCTGGGCCTTGCGGGATTGCAGGCACCGGGGAGATGGCTTGAGAAATGCCGGTCAACACAAGACCTGCACCAATAAAAAACAACGCAGATGATCCAGCTGCAGCACCCGTTCCACCAAAAATACCGAGAGCGCCTCCAGCTCCAGCAAAAGCAGTGCCACCAAAACTCACAAACGAAAGAGCAACC